AAGATGCAAGATTCAGATTTAAATAGTGGAGCTTCTTTTAATACCCTTACTGATAGAAAGATAAGTCTTAATACTGCAAAGTTCTACGGTGTTAAGTCAACCAAAGATGCTAATGAAAATATTTTAAAGCATTACTACCCATACTATAACTCGCATGAGTTATCAGCCACAAAAGTCAGAGGACCAAATAAACTTTTTAGTTGGAAAGGTAATTCCAAAGGTACTGGTTTATTCGGAGAAAATCTATTTAGTAGTGATAACGGACACACCATAACCATAACTGAAGGTGAATGCGACGCTATGGCTGCCTATGAAATGATGGGCAGTAAGTGGGCTTCTGTATCTATTAAATCAGCGTCTACTGCTGTTAGTTGTATTAAGAATAGTCTTGAGTTTTTAGAGTCTTATAAAACTATAGTTCTTTGTTTTGATAATGATAAAGCAGGTAAATTAGCCACTAAAGAAGTAGCTAAAATACTTAGTCCAGGAAAAGTAAAGATAGTACAACTACCCGTTGATATTAAAGATGCCAATGATTGTTTACGCCAAGGTAGAACTGCGGCATTTATGAAGAGTTGGTGGGACGCTAAAGTATATAAGCCTGAAGGTGTAATTAATATATCGGAAAAACTACAGGACTATACTGACCATAGAAAAAATAGAGTACCCTCCATTCCTTACCCTTGGAAGGGTCTTAATTTTAAATTAGAAGGTATGAGATTAAGGGAGTTAGTTACGCTCACTGGAGGCACAGGACTAGGAAAGTCTAGTGTTACTAGAGAGTTAGAACACTGGCTTATAAATCATACAGATGACAATGTAGGAATAGTTGCTTTAGAGGAGAGTTGGACTAGAACCGCTGAAGGTGTTATGTCTATTGAGGCAAATGCAAAGTTACATCTTGATAGCGTTAAACAAAACTACACTGATAAACAACTAGAAGATATATTTGAAAAGGTATTTATGAAGGAGAACGAAGATAGAGTTTGGATCTATGCTAATCATGGCGTTAATAACTTAGATGATATCTTTAATAAGTTAAAGTATTTGATTGTAGGTTTAGATTGTAAATGGATTATATTAGATCACTTACACATGCTAGTCTTATCTACACTAGAATCTGATGAACGCAAAGCTATTGATGGTATCATGCACCGCCTTAGAAGTTTAGTAGAGGAGACAGGCTGCGGTATGATATTAGTATCTCATTTACGCAGAGTTGACGGTAACAGAGGTCATGAGAATGGTATTGAGACAGGGCTTAGTCACCTCAGAGGTAGTCAAAGTATTGCTCAGTTATCAGACTGTGTGATCTCTCTTGAAAGAAATCAACAGGCAGATGATCCTTTAGAAGCATCTACTACTAAGATTAGAGTTTTAAAATCTAGGTATACAGGAGATGTAGGTATAGCTACTAGACTATATTATTGTTCTGAAACTGGCAGACTTAAAGAATTAGATCATCAGGAAGAAGAGTTACTACTATGAATTTAGTATTTGATATAGAAGCAGATGGACTAAATCCCAACCAAATATTTTGTATTGTTGCCATAGATGTAGATACTTTACAAATATACAAGTACGATATTGATCACATTAAAGAAGGAATACTTTTCCTATCTAAAGCTTCCAAGCTAATAGGACACAATATTATTGGTTATGATATTCCAGTTATAAATAGACTCTGGAATAACTATGATCCTTTTAGTACAACTCCTATACTAGGAGATATACCTATTGTAGATACTTTAGTTTTATCTAGATTATTTAATCCCACTAGAGAGGGTGGTCATGGTCTGGAAAGTTGGGGCTACCGCCTTAATTATATTAAAGGAGATTACAAACATAGCGAGGATGCTTGGGATAATTATTGTCCTGAAATGTTAGAATACTGTATACGCGATGTTAAATTAAATAGAAGGGTGTATGAAGCCTTGAAAAAAGAAAGTAAAGGCTTTTCGCGCCAATCAGTTAAGCTTGAACATGACGTAGCCGCAATAATAAATCAACAAAGAGAAGATGGTTTTCTTTTAGATGTTAAAGCAGCTACCATGTTATCAGCAGAACTGAATGATAAACTTGTTGCTGTAACTAAGGATGTTCAAGATACATTTAAGCCCAAGACTACGTATAGAATATTACGTCCTAGCTTTACAAAAGATGGATCTGTATCTCGTTTAGCTAAAGATTTAAATGGTGAGGGTGCCAGACTCACAGAAGAAGAACATCAAATTATGATACAAAACAAAGAAGTAAGAAGAGAGTTTAAGAAAAGTTTTAACTTAGGTTCACGCAAACAAATAGGAGACTATCTCATGTCTGTTGGTTGGAAACCTAAAAAGTTCACTAATACAGGACAACCTATAGTAGATGAACCTACTCTTTTAAATATTAAAGATATTCCTGAAGCAAAGAAGATAGCTAGTTTCTTAACTCTTCAAAAAAGAGTAGCACAAATAAACTCTTGGATTAAATTAGTAGAGGATCATGATGATAGAGTTCATGGCTATGTTAATTCTAATGGGGCAGTAACAGGTAGAATGACACATAGCTACCCTAATATGGCACAGATTCCTGGGACTTATTCTCCTTATGGTAAAGAGTGTAGGTCTTGTTGGATAGTTCCTAAAGGATATAAGCTTGTAGGTATAGATGCTTCTCAATTAGAACTTAGATGTTTGGCACATTACATGAATGATAGAGGGTATGTTGATGAAATTATTAATGGAGACATTCACACCACCAATCAAAATCTTGCTAGACTTGAATCTAGAAATCAAGCAAAAACTTTTATCTATGCCCTCATTTACGGAGCAGGAGATGAAAAGCTTGGAACTGTGGTCGGAAGAGGTAGAAAATCAGGTAAAGAACTTAGAGAACGCTTCTCTGATAATCTCCCATCATTTAAAGCTCTTAAAGATAGAGTTGCAAGAGAGGCAAAGAAAGGTTATGTGAAGGGATTGGATGGTAGAAAACTAAAGATACGTTTTGAACACGCAGCACTAAATACATTATTACAGGGAGCAGGTGCTATTATTATGAAACAAGCACTTACTATTTTCAATAATGATATCTTATCACGCGGATTAGATGCTAGGTTTGTAGCTAATGTGCATGATGAATGGCAGTTAGAAGTTAGAGAAGATCAAGCTTCTTTTGTAGGTGAATTGGGTGTTAAAGCATTAAGAGCCGCTACAGCACCTTTAAATTTAGATTGTCCTTTAGATGGAGAATATAATGTTGGAACAAATTGGGCTGAAACTCACTAAATCTATTTCTGAACAGAGTCAAGATGAGCTAGAACCTATTATAGAAAATCCTTTAAGACCTATGAACTCTAATGTTAAGGGAGATTTAGCAGAACACTATGCTATTACTTACCTATGGGATAAAGGTTATTATGTATTTAAAAACTGTGGATGCACTGGTCCTATAGACTTAGTAGCTATAGGTCCAGATGGTGAAATTAAATTGATAGATGTAAAGTCTTATAAAGATTCAAGGCTTTGTTCTAGAACAGAAGCTCAGAAAGAACTGGGCGTACAATATCTTCACTTTAATTCTAAAACTAGAAAATTACATTTTGTAAAACATTCTGCTAGTCCTCCTGAAAGGAAACAAATGTGCCTCTTTTAAAAGATCTCATAGATGATATTTATGCACCTTTAGAGGATCTTTCTAAGGGTGTTCCTTTACCTATTAAAGAAAAAGATTTAGATCTTACTCTTAGTAGAATAAAAGAATCTATATTGTCTTGGGCAAACCCTGAAGTTGGAGAAAAATCTTCTTTTAGATTGAGAATGTCCAATGTAGGCAGACCTGCTAGGCAACTTTGGTATGAGAAAAGAGATCAAAGTGAAAATAGTATTGATGCAGCAACACAGATAAAGTTTCTTTATGGGCATATTTTAGAAGAAATAGTATTGATGCTAGTTAGAATGACAGATCATGTTGTAACTGATGAACAGAAAGAAGTTAAACTACTAGATATATTAGGGCACATGGATTGCAAGATAAACGGAGAAGTAGTAGACGTAAAAACTGCTTCTAGGTTTGCATTTAATAAATTTAAAAATGGAAACTTATCTGAAGATGATAGCTTTGGATATCTAGGTCAGCTTCATGCCTATGAAACAGCAGAGAAAACAAATCACGGAGGTTTTTTAGTTATCAATAAAGAATCAGGAGAGCTATGTTTTTATCAACCTGACGATTTAGAAAAACCTAATGTTAAAACTAAAATTAAAACACTTAAAAAAGTATTAGGATTAGATGAGCAGCCTGACTTTTGTTATCAGCCTATCCCTGAAGGAAAAAAAGGCAACATGAAACTTCCTAAAGGTTGTGTTTATTGTAAATATAAATTTGACTGTCATAAAGATTCTAATGAAGGGAAAGGATTGAGAATATTTAAGTATGCTAATGGTCCCACGTATCTTACTACTGTAGAAGCCTTACCTAATGTTGAAGAGATAATCTATGAATCGCCAGAAAACTAAAGCATTAGAATTTCAAGCTCAACTTATATTAATTGATTGGATTAGGACTTTAGTTCCTGAAGATCAAAAAGAAGAAGTTACTTTATCTAATGTAATGGAGTTAGCTCCTGCATTTTCTTATTACTCTAGAGATAATAGAGGAACAGAAATAGCAGTATTCCATCCTCGTTGGATTAAACAAAAACTAAAAAGAATATTAAAAAGAACTAATTTAAAATTAAATCAAATAACTTTGGAAACATTAAAATGCCATCTCCCACTCTACCAGTTGTAACATTAGAAAATACTTTAGAAGAAAGTGTTGTCGTTATGGGAAGCTATCTTTTTAATGGAGGAGATATAGATCAAATAAGCTCTCAATTTTTAATGGACTTACATGATTTATTATTAGCTGAAATAGAGTTAAGAGAAGCAACGGTACATTAATGGCTGCTAGAATAAGAAAACCTCGTAAGAAAAGAGTTCCAAGACCTGTGGAAAAGGATGTTGTTGTTGGCTATGACTCTACATTTGAGTATGAGTTACATCAAACTATATTAGATTCTTGGGATCTTCACTCAGAAAAGATCCAATATACTGTGAGTCATACGTATACACCTGACTTTATGAGAGTAATAGATGGTAAAACAATTCTATTAGAGGCTAAAGGAAGGTTCTGGGACTATCCTGAATTTAGTAAATACCTTTGGATACAAAAAGCCTTAAAAGAAAATGAAGAGTTAGTTTTTTTATTTGCTAATCCTTCTGCTCCTATGCCACAGGCAAAGCGTAGAAAAGATGGCACTAAAAGAAGTCATGGCGAATGGGCTTCAGCCAATGGATTCCGTTGGTTTAGTAAATGGAGTATGCCTGATGATTGGATTAACCTTAAAAAGAGAGATGATTTAGATGAGTATTGATAGTGCAACACCTGAAGAATGGGATAAGGCAGCAGCAGCAATTCGTTCCGCTGTTAATCATCCACCCCATTATAATAAAGGAGAAATAGAAACAATAGATTACATTGTAGATGTTCTAGGTGTACAAGGAGCAGTAAACTACTGTCACGGCAATGTATTAAAATATACTGGATCACGTTTATTTTCTAAAGGGAAGTCAATAGAAGATGCTAGAAAAGCAATCTGGTATATAAATAAAATTGTGGAGCTTCTAGAAGACAATGGAAAAAAATCGTAAAGACGAGAGAACTGCAAGGTTCTTACGTAAGAAAAAACATAAACTTAAAGGACAGGAAAGGAGAAATAAGAAACGTTATGGACCAGTATCAAGAATTTATACACAAGAGTAGGTATGCTAGATGGATACCAGAAGAAAAACGTAGAGAAAACTGGATTGAAACAGTTGATAGATATGTAAATTTCTGGAAAGACCGCAAACAAATAGATAAGAAAGTAGGTTTAGAGTTATTTAATGCTATACATAACTTAGAGGTTATGCCTAGTATGAGATGTCTAATGACCGCAGGTAAAGCATTAGACCTAGACAATGTAGCAGGGTTTAACTGTAGCTATTTACACATAGATAATCCCAGATGTTTTGATGAGATGATGTATGTACTTATGTGCGGAACTGGCGTAGGGTTTAGTGTAGAGCGTAAGTTTATCAATAAATTACCAGAGGTAGCAGAATCATTCCATATAACAGATACTACTATTGTTGTTTCCGATAGTAAGATAGGATGGGCTTCTGCCTTTAGAGAGCTTATAAGCCTGTTGTATGCAGGTAAAATACCTAAGTGGGACATGAGTAAGGTACGTCCTTCAGGAGCTAGACTTAAAACCTTTGGAGGTAGAGCTAGTGGACCTGATCCTCTCATAGATTTATTTACTTTCTGTGTAGGTCTATTTACTAAAGCAAAAGGACGAAAACTTACTTCTATTGAGTGTCACGATGTATGCTGTAAGATAGCGGAGATAGTTGTAGTAGGAGGTGTTAGAAGGTCTGCACTTATCAGCCTTTCTAACTTATCAGATCCTAGAATGGCTAAAGCTAAATCAGGAGAATGGTGGGAAAGCAATAGTCAACGTGCGTTAGCTAATAATTCTGTAGCCTATACAGAAAAGCCTGACTTTGAATCTTTCCTGGCTGAGATGCAGACAATCTATGAAAGTAAAGCAGGAGAGCGTGGTATCTTTAGTAGGATAGCAGCACAAAAAGTAGCCGCTAAGAATGGTAGAAGAGATACAGAGCAGGACTTTGGCACTAA